GGCTGCGGCGTCGTTAATCAAAACCAGCTTGTCCGAAGTGGTGACAATAAAGTTCTGGTCGGCGACAACGCCAAACACGATCTCACCGCCTGCGTTTACCGCGTCCGGAGTGGGCAGGGTTACCGTCACGGCCCCCGACGCCCCCCGGTTGGTGAATCGCTTCCCGATGTCGTAGTTGGTCAGCGTCACACTGGCCGTCAGAGCTACCACCTCCCGGTGGCCGCCCGGTTGTCTCAATCCCGGCATGTTCTGTTTCCTTTTGGATTGCGTAGCCAGCGGCAATCAGTCTTGCCGCGTCTTGGTCCGGCCATTCGGTTACGTCCCCAGGGCCAAAGCAGCCGAGGGGACCGACGATTGATGTTGCAAGCTCGATTAGCATTAGCCGAGAACAAGCAGCTTGACGGCGGCGGATTGGATCATCTTGCTATCGAGCCGCTTGAAGGCGATAAACGCCGTTTGGTCGGTGTCGCGGTAGCGTTCATCCAGGCGATAGAACCGCACGTTGGCCACATCGCGGACAACGAACTTGGAGAAGTCGCCGAACAGAATCAGCTTTTGGCCGGTCGTGAAGGTGCTGCTCATGCCTTGCAGGATGGCGACCGGATAGCCGTACAGACGGTCTGGCGTGCCAGCGCTCATGCCGGGTTGCCAGAGGTACTGACCGTCCGCCAGTTTGAGCTTGCGGGCGTACAGCAAAACGGCATCGTTCATGGCGAAGCCAGAAGCCCCCATGCGATAGGAAGGATCGACCGAGTGAACGAGGTCAATCACTTCGTCGGCGGTAAATGCCGTGGTGCTGGCGGCGGTCTTGCCGGTAGCGGCCCCGGTAACCACGCCTTGCGGCTGCGAGCTTCCGGTTCCGGTCGTGGTATAAGTCCCTTCGACCCGGCCCAGCCGCTCGCCAAGCATGGAGGCGATTTCCGAAGACAGGTTGAAGGCCGTGTCTTCGATAAGTTCCTGGCTGATAAAAATCGGCTTGCTGCTGAACTTGTAGGCGTTCATCGTCACAGCCGAGAAAGTAGGGTCCACCGAAGTCCCAATAGTGGTAGCTTCGGCCAGAAGTTCGCCGGTGTTCCCGGTGTCGTCCACTTTCGGCCACGGCAGAGCGTTCCCGCTCGCGGTGCCAACAACCCGGCAGATATTCCGCACTGGCGAATACATCAGCATCTTGCGGTCAAGTTCAGCGAAGAACCCTTCGGGAATGGTCTCTTGGCCGGCGCCGGAGGTGCCAACGTCGAGGCCCGCACGGCTTTCAGCCTTCCGCAAGCCTTGCTGACCAGCGACGCACCAAGCAGGCTCGGACGCTCGCCGGTGGGTGTTGGTGCTGAATTCGACCCCGCTGCCGTCTTTGTCGGTGACGCGGTTGAATCCAAACCGCTTGCAGTCATCGCGGAATTGCCGCACGGCTTCCGGGTCTTCCCGGTCAACGCCACGCATCACGCCGCGAAGAACAGCCTCAAAACGGCGGTTGAGGTCGGCGGCTTTGTGCTCTGGGTTGTCTTCGCGTCGGTCGGACGCATCAAAGCCAATCCGCCGGTCACTATTAGCGGCCCGAGATTGGGCTTCGATTTCAGCCAGCCGAGCGGCGCGGGCCTTTGCGGCCTCTTCGCTCTTTTGTTCGGCCTCAATCTGCGTGCCGAGAGTGTCAATCTCGCCGTTGATTGCGGCCCAGCGAGCATCAATCTCGCCAGTCCACTTGTCGCCGGGGTTTTCGTCCACCAGCTTGCGAGCTTCAGCGACCTTATCAAGCCGCTGTTTGTTCAGGTCGTGAATCTTTGCCATCTTCCAACTCCGGTTGCGCCGGGTTGGTCGATGTGTGAAGATGCCGCACCCGGCAAGTTTTGAAACTTGCGTTGGGTGCGGCTATGCGAAGCCGATCACGCCTATCTGTCGTCAAATTGTGCGGCGCCAAAAGAATGGTTCGCCGTGTTATTTGCAAATCTAAGGCAATACTTACGAAATGTCAAGTGCTTCCGTCTTGATCTTGGCGAGCTTATGCAGACGAACACGCTCGGCAGACTCGGCGGCTTCCCAGGTCTTTCGCTCCTCGTCGCTAACCTGAACGGCTCGCATGCCTGCGGTTGTGCCCTTGTAGGCTGGGATGGTAACCGGCCCAACGTCGAACACTTCCAGATCGGTAAGCCAGCGGTGGGTTGTCCCGTCTTGTTGCCGCTCGTCGCGCTTGCCGTTTGGCTTCGACCGAAACGAGAACGAAGAACCTTTGAGGTCGCCACGCTCGGCGAGTGTTTTAACGTCCCTTCCGCTGGCCGTGTCGGGCAGGTCGATTTCGTAACGCAACCCGCGTGCGTCCTTGGAAAGCCGCATCGTTCCGGCAGAGCGGCGCCCAAGTAGGTGGTCCATCGAGTGATTGAATAGCCCCACAACGTCAGAGTCTGGATTTCCCAACATTGCGTCGAATGCCGTTGGAGAAACCCTTTCTGAGAGTCCGGGCCATAGTTCGTATTCGGTTCCCTTGTCGGTCGGGTCGTGGAATCTTGCGGCGTAGCCAACTAGCGTTGTTTTGCCTCCATCCTGGCGGATTTCCAGACCTTCGCCAACCAAATTGCGGCGTTCAATGCTCATTTCAAGCACTCCTTTTCGTATTTGAGGCAGATTTTTGCTACCATTTCGGCCAGATTTTCGGGCCTGGAAACATCCAAAGCAGCCCGAAATTCAGCCAGAGGACCGTCAATCCATGGCGAATCCACGCCGTTTTCATGGGCCATAAGCCGCAGATTTGCCATATCTCCGGCAAGCCAGACGCGGAAACTCGATTGATTCTTGGCCTTATGCCTTGCCGCAGCCCCCAAAGCGAAGACAACGCGAGCTGTGTCCGCCTGTTTTGCGTCAGTTTGCGGCATATCCTGCGTAGGCTGCTGCGTTGCAACGGCTGGAGAACTTGTAGCCGGGTTGCCGTAAACGTCTCCACCGTCACGCGGAGGCATGTTAATAACCCGCCGTGCTTCGTTTGGTGAAAGCAGCGTTGCCGATACCATCTTTTGCAAATACTCCGCCTGTGCGGTTGGCGACATTCTTAAAAGGTTGCTGGTGTCGTGCTCAATCCAGAGTCGGCGTCGGCGTGGTGCGCTAATCAGCTTTAGCGTGCACTCCTGGCCGATCTGCGTAGTCCAATGGGATAGTGTGGTATCGAGGTAGTCTTGGTTATCTTCAGTCTTGCTGTTGTAGCTGGTCGCTGAGTCGCTAACGCCGAGCTTTGACGGGCGGAGATTGAAGAACCGGGCGATTTGCTTAACCTGCTGTTCGGTTGCTTCGACGAGTTGGCTATCTGCTGGCGATGTTTGGGCGGCGTGAAACTTCGCATTATCCCGCAGAATCACCGTACGGAATGGGTTGTCTGTCCCTTCGTAGCTCTTGCGGAAACCCTCCTCCAAAGCATCACGAGCGAGCTTTGAAACATTCGCCGGGATTTCCAAAATGCCGCCCTGGCGCCCGCCGTGCTTGAAGAACCTAGAGGCAAAACCCTGCTGAGCCAGACCGAGGGCGATTGCTTCGCGGGCGCCTTGCGTCCAGTCGATACCATTGATGCGATCCAGCGTAAGCCCGCGAATATGCAAAACGTCTTCGGCCCGGATTGGTTCAATCTTTCCGTCTGCCTCAGTAATGCACCACAGGCCGGAGTCGTAACGCTTCATCATGGTGCGGTCGGGGAGCAGCGGCAAAAGCTCAACCGGCTCGCCAACTGCGTCACGCTGAACGTAGATAAACGCATTGCCCCAAATGAGGGCTTGCGTCATCGTGTCACGCCAGAAACAAAAAGCGTTTGTATCAGGCATCGGAGAATCTGAGAGCAGCCGCGTCAGCCAGTCCGTCTCCTGTGCCTCGCGAATGCCGGCCTCGCTCTGCTTGTAAAGGTAGAGCGGGAGCTTAGCAACGTCGCCTGAAATGATTTGCACGGCTTGATGGACTGCCGCGTAGTTCATCGCTCGCGAGTGAGAAACCTTCTCGCCGGTTCCGGTTTCCCATTGAGTACCGAAAACCTCGTCCCAGACTGCTGGGCTGTTAAGCGGCAGGTTTGGGTTTTCTAGGCTGTAGCGGCTTTCTGCGACGCCCCAAGGACCGATGACGTATTCCATTTGTTAGCCCATCTCCACGGGGTTTTTGTCGTAATAAGTAAGCAGTCCTTCGCCACCCTCAAAAGAGGCGCCAATGGCCATAATGAGAGCGACGATTCCGTCAATTCTGTCTGTGCTTTTCGACTTGCTCGGCTTGATGTTTTCTGCTGCGTCGCTCTCCTTGCAAACGTTGCCGGCATTCCATGAAAGAACGTCGTGCCCTCCATGCTGCAAGGCGCCTTTTACAACTAACTGTTCTAGAATCTTTGAAGGAGCAGACATCGAAGCGTAGCCCTGTCCCCACAGCCTGATGTCAAAACCGTCGCCCATTAACTGCTGAACAATCTGGCTAGCGTTCCACCTATCAACAGCAACCTTCCTTATGTAGTACCTTTCTCCTAGTGCGTTGATGTCCGCCCGTATTTGGTCGTAATCAATCCAATCCCCGTCAGTTAGCGTTAGCATCCCCCGCCTTGCCCATTCAAGGTAAGGAACACGATCACGCCTCTCCCTCTTTCTGGCGTTCTCTCTTGGCGCCCAAAAGTGAGGTATTACATGCAGACCGCCTTCGTCGTTCTTGAAAACCATAACGAACGCGGTAAGGTCGGTGGTCGTCGAAAGGTCGAGTCCCGCCCAGCACTCCTGGCCTTCAAGGCACGGCAGCGGAGTATTTCCAAGACGCCACTTATCCATCGGCAGCC